CCGCAGGAGGGTAGGTCGTGGAGGAGCTGGGATATCGTTGGATTCCGTGATGGACCGCAGGAGGGTAGGTCGTGAGAGAGGCTCTGGGATATCGTTGGATTCCGTGATGGACCGCAGGAGGGTAGGCCGTGGAGGAGCTGGGATATCGTTGGCTAGCATCGCAATGAGCTCATCAGACTCGTGATTCGAACGGATATCATCCATAATGGCCTGTAACTCGCTTTCGGTTATCTCAATCGACATGGTATTCTTATGTCTATCTCCTGTATTTGTATCGATTCAATTTTATGTGAAATTTAATGCCAGAGCAAAACAGAACCTCAACACAATCCATTGTATTCGTAAAAGGGTTGAATGAGTAGAATGTCAATCATTGTTTTTAACAACAATACATTGATAAACCAACACCACATCGATCCATACGTATTGTCTTTCTGGTAATACACATAGGCAAGTATAAACAAAAAAGCTCCAAGGATGGAATTCACCGTATTGGCAAAAGGTATTGCATAAAAGCAGAGGCCTAGGATAAGCCATATTTTTTCTGCACCATCCACCCGTAACCATTCCCAAGATAAGTGTCCATTTTCTGCGACGACCGTTTTAAACTGAAATGGGTGGTAGATATATTTATATAAATACACCGTACACGAAAATAGGAAAAAAATGCCCATTAGCAACGGATTATCCGCTAAAAGAAGTCCAAAAAAGAGTTGCACCCATATCAGAAGTAATCCTAGGATGGATAAATACCGATTGATTTTTGTATGATTCAGATGTTTCCAGATAAAATATTCCAACAACTGCATGGAAGAAATAGACAAGGCGAACAGGTATGTAATTTTATTATCAAATGCAGGTGTTTTGTATCGAGTATAGGTGTTTGTAATATAAATAAAAAGGAGTGCGAATACGGAAAAGATAAAGGTGTTCAACGAGATATCTTAATTCCAACACATATGATATATAAATGTTTTCCACGCGATCATTTGTTCACAACACTTCATAAAATTGAATCGGTATATCCTATGGATTGATGTAAAACAATGGTTCTCTTTACGTTTGACCCGTCAAAAATATGCCCTGCCATAAGCAACCTTGTAGAGTATCGACGGCGCCAAGTAACCTTATGGTATCATTTAGGTCAAAATCCAAACGCCATTCCCATCCTAGAGCAATGTCAGGATATCAATTGGTATACCTTGTCTCGAAATCCAGAAGCGATTCCTTTGTTGGAAAAAAATCTAGATAAAGTCGATTGGGATGGCTTGTCTGGAAATCCAAAGGCCATTCATTTGCTTGAACAAAACGTGGATAAGATTTATTGGGATACCTTGTCCGGGAATCCCAATGCCCTTCCTTTGTTGGAAAAACACTTTACACGAATCAATTGGTACGTCTTGTCTAGAAATCCCAATGCCATTCCTCTCTTGGAAAAATATCCCCGCCGAATCGTGTGGGGTTCCTTGTCTTCCAATCCAAACGCGATGCATTTACTGGTCCAAAACCAGGACAAATTGGATTGGAATGAATTGTCTCGAAATCCAGCAGCGGTGCCTTTACTGGAACAACATCCCCACCGAATTCACTGGGGTTTCTTGTCGGAAAATCCAAACGCCCTTCCGTTGCTGGAAACATACCCAGAACACATCAGTTGGAGGTGGATTAGCACGAATCCAAACGCCATGCATCTGATCGAGAAAAACTTGGACAAGGTGGATTGGCAATTGTTGTGCAAAAATCCACGCGCCATTTCCATTCTGGAAAAACATCCCGAACGGTTTGAAGTACTGTGGACACTTTCCAACCCCAATGCCTTGCAATTGTTTTGCGAGATGGATTATGCACGAATGAAAGAACGGACGCAACCTTTGAAAGAAGAATTACAAGCCTATCTATTCCATCCAGATAGGCTTGTGAAAATGGCAAAACAGAGTGAAGTCGAGTTTCGAACCTATATTCAAGGAATATAAAATTCTATTGTATTTTTTCTAATTGCAGATACTTTTTATGGTTATGTACTTTCGCCTTTTACGGTATGGGATCAGGAGTATGCTCGGAGACATCAATCATTCTTGGTTCACGACCGATGTTCTCAATTATATAATTTCTATCACCCACTAGACTCAATGGAAATGCGGTATCAAAATCAATGATTTTGAATTCGATATCGCCGTTTGAATCGATGGAATACAAAAAGTTATTACTGTGCAAATCATTATGGTTGATATTTTCGTCATATAATGCGTCCAAAATGACCCGAAGTTTCTCGTGAATGATTTCTTTGTTTTCCTCATAATACCCGTTAGACAATAACGTTGTAAGGGTTCCTTGTCCGTAATGGCCCATGATTAAAATGGCATATCGAGCGTCGTTATAAGTACAAATTTCGAGTCCGATAAACTCCGGTGCGACGCCAAGTTCATCAGCTTTTTCCATATATCCTGCCTCTTCTTTGACTGATTCGATATTGATATACCTATATTTATCCAGCTGGTAGACTTTCGCCAGCGCGTCTCCGCAATATTGTAACTCCGGGTCTTTGCATAAAGCATAAACATAAAAGGTGGAAGAAGCAAACACTTCATTAAAATATAGATCAAACTTATCTCCGCATAATTTCATCCCTTTCAAAGAATATACATCATTTCCACCTTTGTACGTTTTGCGTCTATATTTTCGAGTTCCTTTGTACATTTTGCGTCTATATTTTCGGGTTTGCATATAGTAGTTTACATTTAGACACTTTAATCAACTCGTGCATTTTACTGAGTGTATTTGTGAGAAACTATGTGAGTGCATAGATTTAATCAAACGATTCGTCGTTTTCAGAACCAAGATTACTCGTACGAATGGATTATCTTGGATGACGCCCGGCGATTTGGTTTCGCCTAAAGTAAGACACGTATACCATTGTCAAAAAAAGAATTCCCATTATAATCACTTGCTTAAAATTGAACCAAGATTACGACACTTCGCTATTTGAAGGACATTCATGATTCGACTACCCCCAGAATTGGTAGAAGTGATCATTGGATTTGTATTACGTCCAGACTGGCGCACGTGCAGACGACACATTGCAGAACTCATTGAAGAGAACAATGGACTTGTCTTGTATTATATTGTACAGAGACAAGACATTTGGGCGTGGTCTGAAGAGGCTTACGATGAAATCGATGAGTGGACGCTATACGGAAAAAGATGGTTGATGAATGCACCTCAAGATCTATGTATTGATCCACTTCGAGCTCCACGCATCCCTCCTGAGGACCGGATGTACGACAACTGGGAATGGTATTCGCACCGGATAAAATGGGTGAATGGTTAGATTGATTTTTTTCAGAAATCCATAACTTCAGTTGGACAAAAAAAGTCTGCAGACTTTATTCGTCATCGTCGTAGGGATGATGCTTGATGTACCTGCGTAAATCAGCGTGATCGATGTGTCCATATATCAATTCGCTTAGGTTCATGTGACAAGTAATTTGACGCCATTGGGCTTGACGAATCCGCTCCCGATGTTCGGCGTTTTCGGCTGGTGTCTGATTGACCTTGTCCTGGTAATACGATGCTTCCTCGTTTCCTGCCAATGCCGATGCATCACGGTATCGGCGAATGCTGTCAAGTACAGCATCGTCTGGTAGTTTTTCCAAGAGTTCGGGCCATTCAGCCTTATTCAGGAGAGCCAACAGTTGTTCGTAGTCTTGTTCGTAGTCCATCGTACGAGATACGAAATAAAAGTGTGTAACGCATTTCAATTTTATATACCTATGTTATGGCATTTCGATATGTTGTTTATGCGTGCCTCCTTGTTGTACTGGTGTCTGTTACCCTTCGGTACTTTGTCCATCCGATATACACCTCTGATTTACCCCTGAAACAACGACTCGAAAAAGATGGACTTGTTCTTCTTCCAAAACTATTGTCCAACGTAGAGCTGGATACATTGAATGATCAGATTAATTCGGACCAAATTCTTCAAGCCAAAAAAGAGATTATGCAATCTACAAAAATTCGTAAATGGATAGAGGAATTGGTAGGAAAGGATTATGTCTTTCAGGATTACATCTTTTTGATTAAAAAATCACAGTTTCATACTTGTCATAGAGACTACAATGGAGATTTATTCAATGACACCCAAAAGAAACCCTCTTATACCATCATTTTTTATTTGACGGATATGGGCAAATGTCTCGATGTCATTCCAGAATCTCATTTATCCATGAAACACAATTACAATTGGACCGATTATACCAAGACCGTTCCGTGTAGCAAAGGAGATGCGTTGTTGTTCAATGCCAATTTAGTGCACAATGGTTCGTTAACGGAACGACAAGAGAATACGCGTATCCAAATGAAAATAACACACAAATCCGACCTAGATACTCTTTCTTTCTACAACCAATACAATAAGGTACTGAATCCAACCGATACAACCCCGATGTTGTATAAACAGATCCAGAAACACGTGACTTGTCAATTTCCAGTCATAAGCCAATACGTCAAACAATTTGACAACAACAAATCCGACAAAGAACATCCTAGTTCATCATTTTTCTCCTCTTTTTTCCCAAGCCTGCAAACCGCAAAATAACATACATCAGTATCATACATAAAAGCACGTAGAGCATTTTGGAAAACGTATACATTCTGGAATAGCCTGGTTCCACTTGTTTATCGACTCCTGCCAAAGAATGCGTGAATTTAATCAGATGAGCGAGTCCGAATGGATTGTACCAATGTTTTGAATTTTCCGTGGGTGGAAATAATTGGTAACAAAGAGGTTGATGGTAAATATACCTCGTATAATGATTCGTATGGACATCCCAATCGATAATGTCGGATTGCTTATGGTCTAACATATGGGTACGGAATGGTTTGGAATAAATACACGCGTGCGTTCCGCTGGATACATAAAGTCGGTTATGATTTGAAAATCCAACAGATTGAAGATAGGGAATACATCCCAACGAATACATGAATTTGGAATCCATGGTTTGAAGAAATGCATCGATTTCGGTACATGAGGCGGAAAGGGTGGGGGAGGAAGTAAAGAGAAAATCATCTTCTAAAATCAAAATGTGGTTGTATCGATGAGCATGTCGAAAGATTTGCAAGAATGCGTCGGTCAAATCGTGCGAGGGTGTGTATTCGTGTAACTTTTTCGGACACGTTTTATAGCCTTGATTTTCAACCAGATAAACAAGAGACGTCGGTGGAGAGTGGAATAGCTGTTCCTCTATGCTGGATTCACGACCATTGTTTTTCAAATGAATAATGTAAGTGGCATCGATTTGTTTAAACAAGACATGTTCATATGTTCTCAATTGAAATTGATAACATGGTTTGTTTTCTTCCATACCTTTTACCTCTTAAAAAATCTAAGTACGTCTAGTTCGTGTAATATGAATGGGTGGATTTTCCACGGGCAGTTTCTCCAAGCGTTCCGTCTGTTTCTCTGCAAGCGATGTATTGGACAAGAGGGATTTGTGTTCCTCAAGCTTTTTCTCTGCAGAAAGCGCGCGTGCCGTAGCATTGGCCAAAAGGATTTTGTGTTCCTCAAGCTTTTTCTCTGCAGAAAGCGCGCGTGCCGTAGCATTGGCCAAAAGGATTTTGTGTTCCTGAAGCTGTTGCTCTGCAGAAAGCGCACGTGCTGTAGCATTGGACAAGAGGGCATTGTGTTCCTGAAGCTGCTCTGCAGACATCAAGG